GCGCCAAAGAATCCGCCGATATGCGCCAGTTATCAGGGCGGCTCAAGATGTCTAGCAGTACACCTCTTGCACGATAACTTAGGCGCGTATCTCTGATGACGGAATTTGAGATAACACTAAAATTACTTTCTACTCTAGGTGAGCGAATGATGCTCATTGCTTCTCCTTTGTATCTCCAACACATTCCATAATGTCGCTATAACTTATCCCAACTTCTTCAAAAGCAAAAAGCGCTCGCCTCTGTTGATTTGGATACTTCTTAGGATTACGGAATGAATAACGCTCAACGCTTGTCATGCCGCCCCATACGCCATAGTCCTCATGCTCCATGGCGTAGGTCAAACAAGTTTTCCAAATCGGGCAGGCTAAACAAATTGTCCGCAAAGCATTGATGTATTCGTAAGCAACAATGCTTCTTTCTTCTTCCACATTGTAAAAAATATCTGTGTAAACAGAATCTCTACACGCGGCGTTTTTCCAATTTATTTCATGGTACTTGGGCAACCTACTTCTCCTGACGGGTCAAAGTATGGGCAGTAATCTCTGCAAAAAGTTACAAAGAGTTGGGGCGCGGGCGGTTGTTCATCTGTTGCCGCCCACTGTTTTAGATTGCGTAGCCATTCCAATGCTTCAAGGGCAACATGTGGCTTGTATTCATCTTGCCATATTTTTATGTCCGTCATTTTGCCATCGCGGGGAATACCCACAAGAGCAACATTTTTGACTTCATAACCTTGTTGTTCTAACAACCAACCGTAAACCTGTATCTGCCATTGTTCCTGGTCTTTACCCAGGTAGCGCATACTGCTTTTGGTTTTGGTTTTGAAATCAACAACTAATCCAAGGTCCTTAATAAATAAATCACAATGACCTCTAATTTCAGGGTGATTGAGTTCAATCTCAATCATAAAATTGTCACCAAAAGGGTCCAGGCGTTGCATAGCCTTTTCCATTCCTGAATGTATAAAAGTTCCCAGGATTGCGCCTAAAGTTTCTGTTTGATTTATCTTAGGTGTTTGTTTCAGGTCATGCCAAACCCTACGAGAACAACCACCAAGAGATGAAGGACCTACTTCAACTTGAGTTGAGCGCGAGCGGCTTCCATCATAACCTCGCAAGGATTTAACAACCATATCTTGTAAATCAATCACAACTTATCCTCATTCCATGTTTGTCGTTTTTCTTCAAAAAACTTTTGGATTTGTTGCATCTCATCAATGATTCCTTGCATACGCATCATGGCGTAAGTAATTCCAACCTTACGCCCTATTTCATAACCAATGATTGAGGCGAGCGCGACCAATAAAAATGTTGTCATAGGTCCATGCTCGTTCTAACTGAGGCGCTCATGCTACGGGTCAAATCAACCTGTACCCGCAAACGCGCAACATTGTTACGGGCCGCTTTTACTCTTGCCTCAATTATGTTAGCCTCAAAGTGTAATGTTTCATTCTCCAACAACGCCAAATCATCGCGCTCTTGAATTGTGTAATTCTTGCCAGTTGGCGAAGATTTACTTGCATAACTCATACGGGTACGCGCCATAGAAACCTCATATTCTGATTTCTTTGCGTGATACTCAGATTCGCATTGATTAAGTTCCTCGTGAGCGCCATCAATTTCTTTTGATAGCGAGTAGAGGCGAGCCTCAATCTGTTGTGGAGTTACTATCTGCGCCATCTTTTTCCTTTACTACATGTAGTCCTTGTGCCTCCTGGCGATTTTGTAACTGAATCAATTTGCCCGCATCGGCTGATAAATCAAACGGGTCAGCGGACATTTGAAATCCTGCTCGCTCCATCGCTTCTGCTAGGGCTTCAGGAAATACATCAAGTTCTTTTGCTACCGCGCGAATACCTAGCGCGTTTTGATGCACGCTCACTATGTATCCAGCGGAAGGAACAAATTTCTTTTGTTTGTCGCTCATGCAAATTCACGCTTCTTTCTATTTACAATGTCCAAAAGAGTTACACCATTTGTGCGCACATCTTTCAATGACGCATATTGGGTGTAAATGCTTTTGAGTTGCTCTAATGATGTTGCGGTATCAGCCAAAGCAATCGCCATCTCCGCTTCTTTTAGTTGAGCCTCTGTAATCTTTTGCTCAACAACTTTAGGAGCAGTCGTTGTAACGCGTTCTGCTTTCTCCATATCAAGTTTTGTTGGGCGTACAGGCTTCTTAGTGTTTGGGTCTGTACCCATGTAACCCGCAAGGCTTAATGCACGCCCTGCGGCGCTTGTAGAGGCGTTTTCAAGGGCGCTAGTTTTGTTGATATGACTAGAGCCAACAACTTCCTCAGCGTAATCAACAGCCTTCAAAACATCACCATAAAACAAAGATGCTTTGACCACATATTGCAATGGGCGTTGTGTTTGTGGGTCACGCGCAATGTCCACAATCTCTGTAATTATTCTCAAGTCAGGGTGGTCAGTAAGTGCGCGTTGTAATCTTTCTGCCACCGTTTCATAGTGCGATAAATCAAATGCCATTATTTCGCCTCCTTGTTTGCAACTTGTTCTTCCAACCATTTGATGTCTTTATTAACCGTATCAAAATGACCAAGACCCTCAATCAATCTGATGAGTTGGCTTTTCTCCTGCAATGCAAGTAACCGTAATCTTTCGGTTCTATTGCGCCGCATGGATTCCAGTAATTGTTCTTCTGTTCGCATTACGCCTTCTTTCTATCGGGGGGCAGGTTGCCCCATGGGTAGGCAGACCTTATACCCACCCACTGACATTACAAAAGACCCCTAAACGGTGTGTCGCAAAAATTATTCATAACCAGTGCAATAATCAGGGGTCCAGGAGGTCTGCTATGGCACAAGCAAGGGTTCACATCAGTCTGTTCAACTTAATTGTAGAAACTGAGGCTGACTTTCAATATCCTGACATGATGCAGGATTTAACTAACAGGGCGCTGACCAGTTTCATAGCCACTATGGACTACTGCAAGGCAAACAACATGGACATTAGGTCAGAGGATTTTGATTTAGAAGATGAAGAATGATGGTGATTGCACTGATGAATCTATGCCATCATTAGATGACGCAATAGATTCTTGGGATAACTTAGGCTTTTAGTCCAGCCAAACTTTGTAACCAGCGGTTACTCTGCCCTTTATTGGGTCAATGAAATGCAGTCTTTGACTTGGTGTCGCAGTCGCGGCGAGCATGACACCTGCATAACGGTTGTCTGATTCGGTAGAACCAGTTTGGTAAACACTGCCCAATCCATTTGCAAGAGCCCATTCTGCATGGGTGTGGTAATGACCAACATAGACATCTCTGAATTCCCATGGGTAAGAGCCACTGCGCCATCTATTGACATGTTGGACAATCGTTGATGGAGATGCAAAACCGTTACGACCAACTTCATCGCCATGTATAACAAGTGCGCGATACTCTCCGATTTGTACCCTTTGTATATCATCAGGACATTCTTGCCAGGTAAGGCGCTTTTCTTTTGCAAGTAATTGCCGCGCCAACTCATAACACATTCGGTCAAAATTGTCAGAGCGAGGAACATTATCGCGCTTACTTCCAATACGCCCATGATTACCCCATTCAGGAACTACCGTAACTTTTTCATAATGTTGTAGCGCATAACGCACTACATCAACACAAAGCCTACTGACATTAACATATTGCTCAAACAAAGTAGCATCAATTTCAAATACCTGAGTAGGAAAATTGAACAAACCTTCAACCATATCTCCGCCAAAAAGTATGTAACATTCTTTTACGGGGTGGTCTGCTCGCTGTATCTCTGTTATTCGTACAGCCTTTTCTGCAAATTCCAATACGCGCTTACGCATTATCTTAGAGTTATAGGTTGTTGTTTTCTTTGCGCCCTGCCAATCAGTCATGTGCCATAAAGCAACCTCTGCCTTACCGCTAACACTTTTTGCCACCTTTTGCTCCACGGGTCTAATAGGACCCATCGTTAGCATTGCATCATAAGCCGCGCGGTGTGTTGCTTCTACTAAATCCTCATTTCGCATTTTTGCTTTGATTAGTTGCTTCTGCAATCTGTACAGAGCATTGCGTAATTCTTTTACATCTTCTGACTCAACGCCCTCAGGTATATTTTTTAGATTATCTTCTAGGCTCATGGTTTCACTATCTCATGGGCGTGGTAAATATAACCTTGTTTGTCTATCCAAGAATCTTCGTGCTGTGGATTCTTAAACAAGCGGACAGTCTTTAGACTATCCATCATTAAGGCTACTTGCCATGCTTCTATTGGTTTATCTAAATCTAAAAGAGCGCCCCATATCTTGCCTATTTTTTCAAAGTTTTCTTGCGCGTTGCCATACTCACTTTGTCTGTTGTTTAAGATTTCGTTTATTTTGGACATTTACATATCCCTTTTTGGTGCGCTCTAACAGAATCGGCGCTAGTTTTGATGCCTTCTTGTCTTATTGCTCTGACTATAAGACTTACTGGCATACCCGTTGCCCAGGCTTCATCTAAAGCCTTTTTGTCTTGAGGATTTAGATTGTCATACATAACTTGATAGGCGCAAACTGTATGGCTTCTTTTAGAACTTTTCCTTAATTCTTCTAATGATTTTCCTAGACTCATAACCACCTCCGCTCATAGCCTAACACAAAGTGTAAATGAGCAGTTTAGACTCATACTCAGGAGTGCTTTCCCATGGAGGCGGGAAATCTATGCCTTTTTCTTAGGCGCTTTCTTTACAGGCTTCTTTGCTAATTTGTTTATTTCCAGTTCTACCCATTGAGCAACCTTGCCAAAAGCAGGGTCATTCTTATCAATGGCGCGGATTGCAGGACCTACGATTGCGGCAACTGTACCAGCAATCAAAGCCTTTACATTTGCATCAGGATTGACTACCCAAACGCTTGCGGCAGTTAGAACAAAGTGACGCAATGCGGATTTGAGTTTGGCTATATCTTTTTCTTTCATGCTTTCTCCTTTATAGGGCGAGCCACTGCCATAACAACTGAGTAGGGGCGCTTCTTGCGATAGACCCCACCGCCATTGCTTTGGCTACCCTTTTTGTTAGGGCTTGTATTGCCTTCTATGCAATACAAATGACCGCTACGGTTTTTGACAACAATTCCAACATGGTCAGGCTGAGCATCGGTATCAAATTGGAAAAATGCTATGTCGCCTGGTTCTGCTTGTCCAATCGGTACTAATTTATCTTTAGCGGCAAACCATTTAAGCCCTGCATCGCATGAGGCAAAGCCTTTTGAGTTACTTGCCGCTATCTTCTTGCTTAATCCTGCTTTGTAAAAAACCCAAGATACAAACATTGCGCACCAAGGTTGTTTATTTAGCCCATACCATTTACCAAATTTAGTGTCATTGTTTGTGCCTTCTTCATATTTTAATTCTTGTTTTGCATAAAACAAAACTGTTTCTATTTTGCCTTCTGTCAGACTCATGGGCGCTCCACTAATAATCTATAAATCTCATCTACGCGTAGTTCTAATTTATCTACTTTGGCATCTATGTCGCGTACTTTATCTTTGATGCTTGTTCCGCCATTTGGTTTTAATTCTGCTAAATAATACTTAACTAAATGACGCACACTCATAGCAAATGCGCCTACTAAGGTTGTTACGCCAACCGATATGCCTACCCATTGTTCTATGCTCATAGCGGAAAATAATAACAGTTATGTACTACAAGGTAATGAAACTTGTACCATCGTAATATTTTAAATCGCCTGAATCTGTGTCAAAGAAAATATCGCCTGTTCGTGGATTACTTGGATTGCCCGCGGAGAAATCAAAATTAGGCGCAGTAAAACGCACAGCCGTTTCTAACTTTTGTAATCGTTGGTCAATATCTTTAAAAAACCTATGTAGGTCAAAGGGTTGATTTATGTATGCCATGACGCCTCTTATTCGCTCGCTGTAAGTGTAAGCGTAACGCGTTCAGGACCATCTTCGCCAGGTTGTATATTCAAAGCCACTATGCGATATACCGCATCAAGAGTGCCAGGGAAACGCTCATCTGTAATAATTAAACGCGCATCATCACCAATGTTGTAATCATTTAGAGTCGGCGGAATATACGCAGGTACAACAATTTTTATAGTGGTTGGTGGAAACGACACCGCTAAGACTTGGCCCAGAGATAATTCATCAAGCAAGGTTGCATCTGTAACATCTGAATAGTTAGCAACATCTTCTAGTACTGCCCAGCCTTCTGTAATTTTTGTTGTATCTTGCGCAATGGAAATTAACTTGCCTTCGTTAGAACCTGCACCTAATGCAAAGATTGTGTTTGCGGCTATTGAAGCATCTTCAGGATATTCGTATTCAACAATGTTGCCCGCAGGAAACATAAATACCAAAGCCTCAGGGTCATTAATGTCATAAATTACGCCCGTGCGAGGATAACCAAGAACTAAAGTTTTAATTGGCTCATCTGTAATAGGGTCATAAGAAACATCAATTAGGAAATCAAAGCCATCATCTGCACGCGATAAATCTTGAATAGCCTGATAAACATTTTTTAATTCATAATCATAATAAACGCGGTCAATCAATATGCCTGAGGTTTCAGCGCCTGTTATTACCCCAATGTCGCCGCTAGGCACTAATTGCGCATCATCAATAAGAGTGCGGGCAATTACTAATTGGTCTGTGTTCGTAAAGGTGTCAGTAGTAGATATGCGGCGGCGCTCAAAATAAGATTCAAACTCACGGGCTGTAAGGCTTAGAACTTGCTCAGCGCTGTTGTAGGTGCGGTTCCATATAATGCCGCCCCAAATTAAATCTCCATTACGGTCCACATAGATTGCGGAGCGACCAGGAATGGTAGAAGCATTAACATTAAATTCGGCAGAGTTAAGGGCAGAAAGTAATACATGCCCATTGAGCGTGCCTGATTGATTTAACTGTTGGGTAAATGAAACACCCGTTAGCGGTAACTCCGCAATAATTTCATTAGTTAGTAAATCAGCAAACAGGTATCTATAAGTGGTTGTCATGCGTAATCTTTTCTATGCCAAAAATCAGTTTTATATCTGTCAAAGAATTGTGATTGTAACTTTCCGCGAAGTTTGAAAAACGCATTTGGATTTTGTTTACCAATTTCCATTCGCCACGGATTTCGTTCAAAAGGTATTACTTGCACTATTGGCGTTCCACGCGGTATCAACCCCTCAAAATTAGGGTCTTTA